AGAAACACGCGTGGGAGTGGGTTCAGAATGCCATTCTCACACAAGTGGGTCACACACAAAGACTGCGGTGGAAAGGGGTGTCATGAATGCAACAATGGAAAGGAGATACAGGGTGAGTATCTCCCCGTTTTCGTTTACAAGCATGGACCACTCGCCATGTTTGAACGAATATCTTCCGAACCAACGGTTGAAATTATGTACATGGCAACACTCCGAGTCGAAGGTGTCGAACCAAACATTATAGAGGGGGCTTCCAATAAGTCCGAAGGCTCTTTTACAGTGGCACAACTCAAGAATGAACTCAAAGACCCAGAAACGTGTGCACTTCTCGAGTCATTCATACGAAAGAATATGGAAGGCCAAGGACATGCACGCATAAAAAATGTATACAAGGAGAAAAACAGTTATCTCGTCGCCACGACATCGAGGTATTGTGAAAACACAAAAAGAGCACACAGTTCAAATCATGTATGGTTTTACATTTTAGGGGATTCCATTTTTCAAAAGTGTTTCTGTAGATGTGAGACTATGCGCGGACGATTTTATGGATTTTGTAGAGACTTTTCGGGTAGAAAACACCAATTACCACCGACGATAGTCGATAAACTTCAAGTCACAAAGTATAAACCTCCCCCGAAGAGACTTCCAACGCCACCGAAACCAAATGATGTAGTTAAAAATGAGCTCAAGAACTACATTCAAAAGTATATGGTAAATGGATGTGACGTGACAGTGCGAGACATCAAAAAAGACAAAGGTATCAGGAGATACACAGTGTCTTCTGATTACACGTGTAAAGTGTGTGAGGAGATGTGTACCTTTTCGATATCTAAAAGCGAAATTAAGCGAATCTGTAAATGCAAAAATCGCGTACATATGCTTATAGATAAAATAGCAAGTAAATTATAGATGTTAGCACTTGCATTTCTCATCGCAGTCATATACATGTCATCTAAACTCGTAAAGAGGGGTACATCCCCAACAATACTCGATGATCTCATAAGGAAGACACACAAGTATTCGGGTCTGAGTGAAGTTCTCTATAGAGAGTTTCTCGCCAATATAAACATGGCGAGAGAATACAATGGACACGAAGATATATCGAGAAAACTTTTAGAACGCGGACTCGTAAATTTGGAAGATTTAGCACTTGAATCCGTGTCCGGTGATACATCGGTCGTTGAGGAGATACACGAGTTAATAGTAAAGATAAACGCTGAATTTGAAAACATATATAGAAGGACTTAAAGATGTAATGCTAATCGTATACAAATGAGTACATTTAGAACCCGCTCAGGGCGAATTTCCAAACAACCGGAACGACTCGAAATTTTAGAAGAGGTTGAGGATGATTTCACCGACAACGAAGACGAAGACTTCGATGAAGATGACTATGAATCCGAATCCGAATCCGAATCCGAATCCGAATTTGATGATGAAGACGCTGACGAAAACGGGAATTTGGCCGGATTTGTCATAGACGATGATGATTGCGAGAGTGAAGATGAGGAATAATATACTTAAAAAAATAATTCGCCAGATTATAAATGGAGAGTGATATAGGAAATCCAATCGAATACACACCCGATATCATGGATAAAGAGAGTGAACGCGGGCAAGAGGAACAACAAGAACAAGAGCCCATGTATTATTATCCACCTCCCCCACCTCCACCTATGCATCACCAATACCAATCTGAAAAGGTTGATATATTTGCGACACTCGATAAAACGGCGTATACCATTATTTTTGTGGCTTTTATATTAGGCTTCTTCATGGGGAAAACCATGCAACCAGTTATCCTTCGACCAGGATGAGAATCCTTTGAAATCAGTCGTTGGTTCGTCCCTCGATTCTAGGAAATACGCCCGACTCACGACGAGAGGGTCTTTAGATGCAGCTTCTGCGACTTCTGTTGCAGACACGTATGGATCTTCTTCTTCCATCTTCCGTTTAAGCTCCATGACCTGACGGTCTCTTGTGTTTAAACCGAATATGTATAGCGCGATAAGTATGGTCACCACGTTAAGTGCGATGGTCAACATAATTATTATATGCTCATTTTTTTATTTACTTCGAGTTCACTTCTTCTTCTTTGTCTTCTGCTACCGCGATTTGCGCCTCCACTGACTCTTCAGCTTCTCGTAGTTTTTTTCGCTCCTCAATTTCCTTCGCGACGATTTCATCCGCTTCCTTGATGAGTTCTTCCATGATGACGTCTGGCTTCTCTTTCTTCAATCGTTCCAATACTTCGGCTGGGTGACTGATTGGCTTTTCATCGGGTTTCGTGTAATACTTTGAGTTTTCATCACCCGGCTTGATGAATGTGTTCGCACCAGCATCCATCATGTCTCGCTTACGTTCTTCAAACATCTTCGCCGCCATTTGTTGGTTTTCCTTGTATCCAGACATCAACGTATCGAGCTTTTCATTCGTGTAGTGTACGTCCTCGATAACAGTCGGGTCGGGTGGGATCAATAGCCACTTATACATGTCGACCACGTAAATATCAAACGTCGCGTCTTCCTTTTGGAGGCGCTTCGCATGAGACGCGGCTTCTTCGCGGGAGTTGAACGCACCACGAATCTTGATACCAAACTTATCATTCTTTTGTGGACACTCTGGGCCTACCACAGAAAGACAGGCGTAGAGTTGACCGGGGACGGTAGTGTAATCTTGTTCGAGCGACATTTTCTAAGAAATACTCGTTTTAAAACTTTAAGCCAGGTTAAAAACAAATCACGTATTGATATAAATGCACGCATTTTGGAATACACAACCCATGCCACGTGCACACGGGGATTATATAGGTGAAATCGATTCTTCGAGAACATACAATGAAACACCCATCGAACTCCCCGAAGAATATGAATGGTCTGTGTGTTCCATCGACGAGGCGGCGCATCTACTGAGTGCACATTACATACGAGACGAACACTTTTCACTCGAATACACGAAAGAGTTCGTGGAATGGGCCACCGAACCAGATTGGAACCTCGGACTTCGAACCAAAAGTGGTGGGAAGCTCGTTGGTTTTATTTCGGGTGTACCTTCTAAATATAGGATACACGATAAAGTCGTCGACGTTCTACAGATTAACTTTCTGTGTGTGCACGATACGATTCGAAACAAACGCCTCGCGCCTCTGCTCATATCCGAAATACGTAGAAGAGCTAACGCGGTCGGAATATGGCAAGCCGTGTATACGGCTGTCGCGGAGTTACCCACACCCATCGCGAAGACACGGTACTGGCACAGACTTCTCAATGTACCCAAACTCAATAAGGCTAAATTTTCACAAGAACGCGAACGCCCACATCGTCTCATCGGGGGTACTTCACACTCGTTTATTATGAAACGAGACGTACCACGCGTAACACGTATACTCAATAGACATTTGTCTAAATATGCGATAGCGCCCGTCATAGACGAGGCATACGTAACACGGTGGTTGATTTCAATCAAAGATGTGGTACATTCATACATAGACGAGGCGGGACACGTCACGAGTTATTACTGTGTTCCATACACTTCCGTCAAAACTGGTATTCGTGTGAAACAGGCATACATGTTTTATGACACGGGTGACGAGCTTAAATCAGCGGCGATTCTCGCACGCAATGCGGGTTTCGATGTTTATAATACACTCGACGTTGGTTTAAAACACAGTACACTTCGTGATTCAAAATTTATGGAGGGTAATGGTCATAATCACTGTTACGTTTACAATTGGTCTTGTGGTAACGTTTCACCGGAAAATGTTTTTATGAGATTTTTCTAAATTCAAAATTAAAAATAAAAAAAATTATTTTTTTCTACGCTTTCTTCTTTGAAAAGGATCGAAAAAAATAAAAAAAGTTTTTTGTGTTTTTAAAATTGAAAAAGTACCAAAATACTTAGAATATTAAAATTTAGTATACCTATTTTAGACCAATTGACGAGGTTATATAGAGGTTATACCTATTTGATATCTATTTACAATTTACTCCGTGTATATAATCCCAAAATTAAAAATAAAAAAAATTATTTTTTTCTACGCTTTCTTCTTTGAAAAGGATCGAAAAAAATAAAAAAAGTTTTTTGTGTTTTTAAAATTGAAAAAACATGGTGTTGCTTCGCAATTATTCTCGTCTTTTGGTCTGAAACTCTATATATAAAGAAATAATTCGTATATATACCACACATGATATCACATGGAGACGGTGGATCAAACACGAATGCGAGTGGTCTACCATTTGAAAAATGTGTCTTACGAAATCATATACCCGGACAGAAATATGTGATAGGCGACAAAACATTTGTATACTTGAAACAATCCGATTTCATGAATCACATGTCTGACCTAAAAGATACATATTGGGAACACGATAAGAAACCAGATGGCGCTTACGTCAGTTCTGATAGAAAGACGGTAATCCTTTTCGAGTGTAAACACCAAATAATACCCGGCTCTGTCGACGAAAAACTTCGCACCGGTCCGTGTCTACTCGAAGAGTATCGTCACCTTTACCCGGGTGTGAATTTTCATCTCGCATTTATCGTAAATGATTGGTGGTTCAAACAGAAAAAATATGAAATACCTATAAAATTTAACGAAAAATACGGTATAAAAGTATTTTTCGCGAAACATGGCGACGTTTCATGGAAGATGCACATCAATCGTAAAACACATAAGTGGACATTGTTCCCGGCATACTACACATTAGATGAATCTGAAGTTAATCATTGGATGACCGAACGATCACTTCAGTCGTAGTCGCTTCTGGATTTTTACTATTTATAGCCCGTCTCGCTTTTACATCAGATATGTTGTAATCACAAAACGATGCACGAACTAAATCTACACCCGCATTGCTCATCGTAAATTTAGCGCCACACGACTTCGTTAACGCAAATAATTCTTCGTGGTCCTTCATTCCGAATCCATCTTTTGTGTATCCCACGAAAGATGTTTTTGTTTCCGGTGCATACGGTGGATCGAGATACATGAAGTCACCGGACTTGACACGAGCGATTGCATCCCTAAAGTCACAGTGTACGAACTCCACACGTTGTATACTCTTCGATATTTTTTCAAATTCGTCGAGTGTGACGAACTGCGGCGTACTTTTATAATGCCCATACGGTACATTGAACCCATTTGGACCTTCCCTGAACACACCCCTAAAACAGGTTTTATTTAGAAATATGAACATAGCCGACCGGTCGCCAACGTTTGAATTGTACAGGTGTCTTACCCAATAATAGTAACTCTCCTTGGATGTCATCGCTTCATCTTCATTCGATGGCTTTCGATTGATATCCGTACCAGTTAATCCATCATACACATTAAATAGTTTCGTGACTTCTGTGTACAATTCTTTTGGTCGAGACTGTACATCCTTGTATACGTTTATGAGTGTCCCATTGAGGTCGTACGCGTGTATCTTACCCCGTACATCGCATCTATCCAACACAGCAAACAATACACTCCCACCACCCACAAATATTTCGTGATAATCGTTTATTTCTTTTGGAAAACTACCTAAGACGGGCTCGAGTAATTGCGTTTTTCCACCAACCCACTTAAGGAAAGGTTTCATACTTATAGTAAGGTCTAAACTTTTAAGTGATGGAAGAGATACGAAAGTATCACAACCAAGAAAAGAGGGAACTCATAACACGTGTGTGTCGAGAAGGTAACGCCGTGTTAGACGTAGGATGTGGTTTCGGGGGAGACATAGGTAAGTTCAAGCAGTGTGGGGTAAACTTGAGTGCATGTGAACCACTCGAAGATGCACTCGAGGAAGCTCGTTCTCGGGCTTCTAAAGTGTATAAAATGCGCATTAATTTTTACCTCGGTGACATCACGAGTGCACCAAATAGAAAATATGACGCTGTGTGTTATAATTTTTCGATTCACTACATTTTTCAAAGCGAAGAATTATTCAAACAGACTACGAAAGAAATTGCGCGGCGAATGAAACCCGGGGGAAGACTGTTTGGAATTGTACCAGATTCTCAGCAAGTGATATTCAAAACACCATTAAATTACGGAAAGGACACATTTTTCTTGATGAAAGGCACGAGTCACGGGGCATTCGGTGAAAAATTGTTCGTACAACTCGAAGACACACCTTACTATCACGATGGCCCAAAAATCGAACCGATAGCACACAGAGATTTATTCGTGACGCGTTTAGAAAAAATAGGTTTTAGACTTGAGACGTGGGAACCACTTCGCGGAAATCCAGTTTCCGAACTCTACTCGAAATTTATCTTCGTATATAAGAGATGATACTCACACTCCTTCTCATCATTGTAAATTTGTACATATTTTTAAACACAAAACAACCCGAAAATTTGCGTGTCGTTCGCGAAAGATATCAAATGCTACGAGACCACATACGCGACACAGGAAATGATGAGTTCAGAGAACTGTGCACCGAAATCCCTATCACGGCACATCGCCGCGCCCAGGCTGGAAGTGTTGGGTATAACGTAAACAAGGGGCGCGAAATAGGTATATGCATAGACGGCGAACCAAATGAAATCATGCACGTGTTAATACACGAACTCGCGCACTGCACCGTCGACGAATATGCACATAGCACGAAATTTTGGGAGAATTACGATAAGATCAAAGCCATGTGTATAGCCATAGGTATTTACCAAGAGATACCAGAACGAACCAAGTTTTGTGGTAAGCACATTCAGGATAAATAATCTGTGTTTATCATAAATGAAATCTGATATAGGCAATTTGATATTACTTTGGTCATTGACATTTATTGCTTTGTATATACCACTTCTGACCGGTAATGCGAAGCCGGAAACACGCAAGTGGGTGAATTCTATTCTACTCACGGTCGTGACCCCACTGTTTATTAACATGGTCGCGCGTGGTACGGGTATGTTCAAGAAGTTTGGCGTTGATTATAGATACGTCGTCACTGCGTCTGTGGTGACATTCTTGCTTTTCATCGCGTATCTTCAAAACGAAAAACTCAAAACGAGTATCACGGAATTCGGGGAGAGTATTGAAAGCACGGGGACTACACTCGGTCTTTTAATACCCACATTCATAGTTGGGCTATTCATCGCAAATATTCAATTTGGCGGTGCAATGTACACGCATTATTACTAATTACGCGTATCTCTTAAGCACGTAGAAAATACCCGCCGCCACGGCACCGGTCGCCGCGAGGCCGACCATGCTTCGGTGTCCCTGTTCGTTCAAGAATTGGGGCACGTAGTTGGCGAGTTTTTCCTGTACAGGCTTACTAATGGCAGCCGCAGTACACGCCGCGACGACGACGGCTTGCATCTGCTCATCAGTAAGGTTGAAAGGGTTCTTGGTTTGCATAGCAACTTGCTGTTGCTGCTGTTGCTGTGGTTGCATGACAACTGGCTGTTGCATGACCATCTGCTGTTGTTGAACACGTGGGTCCGATTCCATCATAGGTGGTTCGAGTGGCATTTCTGGTTGGCCCATGATATCATTAATTGGTGTGGAATCCATGGTCATTTCTTTATTTTGGCTCACATTTTTTTCGAGTTGATTATTCTGCACAAATGATGTCGTCAATGGAACCATTCCATCATCATTTTCGGAGAGATTCAAAGTTCGAACGTCGGTCGACATTTAATGTAGAGCTATGTTTTTGAAATTGGAGAGTGACGCATTCGTTATTTTCGTTTGGTAATCGTGAGATGTGTTTTCTTTGTCGCCTTCTTCGCATCAGCCTCCTGCTGTTCCAAATATTTTGGGTTGTATGTTTTCTTGTGCATGCTCCAAAGTTGCGGACTTCCCACCCTGAATCCCGTCCTGATTTTCGCCTTGTACCAAAACACACAATCGGTTATTTTGTTTGATTTAACCGTGTTATCCAAGACAAGACACTCATAATTCTCGGTGCATTGGTCCATGACTTTACAAAACATATCGAATGATGGGAAAATACCAAAGAATGACTTATACAGTTTTTCCCTATTTTGTATGATGTTTTCCCTGAGTATAAACACATAATCTACATTTGCTCGAAGTGCGGGAGGGAGATCCATGACGTATTGCATCGTCAGCATAAAGAATATGTTAAAGTGTCGACCGTTCATAAAACATTGACGAATTCTCGTTTCTTTCAAAAATTTTGAATCGTACATACAATCGTCAAGTAACATGAATGCACCATTTGATTTGTTCTTTCCCCTGGTACCCACGAGCTTTCTTTGCCTGGATAAAACACGATCTACCGCTTCTCCGTCGTAATCACCATAGACACACACGTCTGGTATAAAATTTCCATAAAAGTGGTTACCTTCTTCGGTGCCAGATAAAACGATGCCTGCTGGTATATGTTTCTTATAGTACATGATGTCTTTGACGAGCGTGGATTTACCTGTGTTACGCTTTCCAATGAAGACGCATATTCGGTCATCTTCCATTTTTAATGGATTGAATTTTCGCAACTGAATGTTCATTCTAAATTAGCGTATCGTTTTATTTCGCAAAATTTTACTCACAAATAGTAGGAATGTCGGGTCGTCTGTTACTCGCAGCCACTGGAATCCAGGGCAAGTGGATCACCGAAGAACCACAGTATTCACACTTTCTTTCCAGGTTTAGAAGACACACAAAGTTTGCTTTCGAACAAGTTGAAATCCCAATCGAACGCTTCGAGGAGTACGGTAATGAAATCTCCGCCCGTGTACCAAACACATCGGGTGATTTGATTCGAGACCTGACACTAAACATCGATTTACCGCCACCTACACCCACACTCGGACAAGGTCACTCATACGTTATCGCGACTGGAAGTACAAACGCGACCTTATATGTCGACGCCGTGGAGGCGAGTGAACTCTCTGTGTACCAAGGGGTCGAATACGTGTTTAACAGCACAGAAGAGTTCAATATCACTGGGGTAAGTGTGAATGATTACACGAAAGAGAACTTGGGGGGTGGAAATTATAGAATTACTTTGAATATAGAGATCAATATCATAGGTACCTACGACAATGTTAGAATAACATCCGCGAGCGATGCATCAAAGTATATAACCCTAAAAGTAAAACAGATTCGTTGGAATACGTCTACACCTACAAAGATGATTAAATACGCAGACCTACTCATCGGTGGACAAACGATTCAGCGTATCACTGGCGAATACATATACATGTACAATCAACTGTACTATACACAAAATGACGCGGACTTTACTCTTGTCGCCACCACCTTACATAATAGTTACCCTATCATTAACGATGCCACGTACCCACAGTACACAGATTTTCAAAAATATAAGGTACAGTTGCCGTTTTATTTCAATAAACATCCAAGTTTAGCTATACCGACGTGTGGTCTTTCAGTACAGGAAGTCGAAATAAAACTAAAGTTTAGACCTGTCGATGAGCTCACAGTGGAATACGATCTCAGTACATCGACATACAGCACTACACCGATTACGTCTGGTGTCAAACTTCGAAATGCGAGTTTATTTGTAGATTACGTGTATCTGACGGATGTGGAACGGGCTTTCATAATGACTCGACCTATCGAATACGTAATAACACAAACACAAGTGGCTGAAATACGCATGGATTCCGGTGTTTCCAAACGTGCTGTGATGATAAATTTTAAACATCCAGTGAAAGAACTTTTTTTCATCGCGACGAATGATGATACACAAGCACACGTACCTATCAAACACGTGAATTTGAAATTCAATAATAACATGGTGATAGATGCAGACAATCTCGAATTATCCGCGGAACAACCTCTACGACATCACACGAACTCTGTCGACGAAAACTACGAGTTTGGTATATATAGCTTTGCACTCAAGCCAGAAGTGTATTATCCCACGGGTCAAGTAAACATGAGTCGCGTGATACACAAACTTCTCGAAGTTGAACTCGACGACCCGAGTATATCAAGTGCACATACACTTCGCGTGTACGCATCAAACTATAATGTTTTGCGCGTGAATGGAGGTATTGCTGGGTTAAAATTTTAGGCACTAATAATAGTAATGGCTGGTAGAGTCCAATTAGGTGCGACCGGTCCACAGGACAATCTGTTCACAGATGACCCGGAATACACGTATTTTATAAAAAATTTCAAGAAGCATTCAAATTTTTCAAAGTTTTATACCGATTTAGATTTTGCGGGTCATATTGAATTCGGTGAGGAACTAAGATGTACTATACCACAAAATCAAGGTGATCTCATCAAAGGTGTACGCTTAAAACTCACGCTCGGTGGAATAGATCAGAATCTAGTGAGTGGGTATGACCATATTACGTATTGTGAATCAATCGCACATTCCATGATAGAATATGCAGATTTATACATTGGAGGTACTCTCATACAACGGCTTACCACTGACATGTTAGCTATACACTCCGAACTTTTTGTCACCCAGTCTAAACAGACATGTCTTACTAAATTATTAGGAAAACCATACCAGATTTTCTCTGTCGCTGACGATAGATACAGTGTATTACGAGAAGAGCTCGTTACTAAGTCAAAGTCTGATGCGTCGTATCTTGTAGATATTCCATTCTACTTCCATGAGTATCCAGAGCTCGCTGTACCTTTGTATGCTATCACCAAACAAGAGATAGAAATTGTGATAAAATTCAGAAAGGCAGAAGAATGTATATTTGCGGTGAATGAGACGTCTGACCTCATAAGTGAGTCGTATTACATAGGCAAAAATCCAACTGGACTTATAAAAAGTGCGAATCTCGGTTTAGAAATGGTATCACTTGAAAATAAACCAAAATTAGGACGCACGGATTATATCATCACACAGACACAACTGAATACATTTACACTCAAGAATACCGATGCTAAATACAACGATTTACTAAAAGCAAATGAGCATGAAGTGCGTACGAATTTCAGAAATTCCGTCAAAGAGCTATTTTTTGTCGTGAAAGACAAGTACGAAAATCGCACGAATGTTATAAACGATTTCGCGACACCACTTGATTATTCATCAAATACAAACATAACGAGTGACGCGTCTACATTCACAAACTCCGAGCAACTTAAGTACCTCGAAATGACCCTTGATGGCAGTGAGATACTCGACCACACGACTGGTGATATGATACACCTTCGGTCGATACAACCTGGTAAACACCATTCAAGAACACCTGTGTATAGGCGCTTTTACCTGTATAGTTTTGCGCTCGAACCAGAACGCTGGTATCCCACAGGGCAACTCAATTTTTCGCCCATAAAGAACCAAACTATAAAAGTTGGCTTGTTTAATTATACAACAAATTTCGACAAAGAACTTAGAGTTTATGCACAAAGTTATAACATACTCCGTTTGGAGAACGGAACCGTAAAGTTATTATTTGATACATAATGAAAACAGGTTTCGATCTCGCGGGTGATACGAGCGAACAAATTAACCAGTACACACAGGCGATGATAAACATCGTCACACCTGTACTCGAAAAAGGTATGATTCTTGCATGCGAATATTCAAAAGCATGTGGGAGAACTGCAGTTCTCGTGAAAGATTTGGAATATTCGATGAAATACTGCGCGAGATATGAAGTCGGGCAGCGAGTGGGTTCATACTTCCCAGACTTGGACGATGACGACGATGATGCGAATGACATTGACGTCATAGACGAGTCGGGCATAGAGTTTACTAGATATACAGGTGATGACCCGGGTATGAATAAAATAAACGAAGCTTATGATACTTGGGATTCGTGGGTACCGACGAATCCGACAGAAGAACTTTTAAAAAATGCTATTGATAGTAATGGACGATGATGATACTCCAGAAGGGTGGACGGACACTGAGTATAAGGAGTTCAAAGTAGATGATGGTTCAGATTCAGATTCAGATTCAGAATCTGAATCTGAAAAGGAAGACATGAAAGGATACCAGAAGAAAGAATACAAGAAAATCCTTGTCGTAGAAGAATTACTTCCGGAATAATTTTTTCTAGGAGTATTATATAAAATGTCTACCGCCGCTGAAACCGTTACGCTCATCAGCCAAGAACTCGAATCGCAATCCTTGAACGCCGTCGTCGCGGGTTTCTCCTTCGCCGCGGCCTTGTCGTGGATGGACCTCGTGCGATGGTTGGTTAACCAGGTCGTCAAGGTCAGCAAGAACGGTGGCATGAACTACACGCTCACCGCCTTGTTCACCACTTTGTTGTCGATCGTCGTCTACCTCACGGTCTCTCGTGTGTCTACTCGTGTCCAAAAGCCATCGCAACCACTCTACGCGGTTACCCGCTAAGATTGTTTCTTGGTCATCATGAGCATCACGACACCCGCCAATACTATCAGAAATATGGATACAAATGCATCCCATCTCTGTACATCCTCAAATTCGGGGATGTCCACAGGTGGCGGGAGAGACACATCTCTCTCAACTTTAGGTACATTTTCGAGTTTATCCGTTGAACACGCAATGGCCAGTTTAAGCACGTGATTTGCATTTCTAAAATCATACGGTATGAGTCGCCCGTTGCTACTGTAGTAAAATTGCACGCGTATGCTTGATATGGTTTTTTGTGTTCCAGAAACAAAATTGTGCTCGACCACGTCGTCTGCACCCGAATGATTTATTACATCGCCACATGCGAGTATTCTTCCTGTATAAAAGGGCGTATCAGAATAGACCGTTTGATTAAACTCGTCCGAACCACTACTTAATTTAAGTATGAATGAGTCGACACCTTGAACATTTATGCTCCCAGTCTTGAGTGTGTTATTCACAGAGTGTGCATTATTTGACGAAAACCCGAGAACGTCGTGTGGTGTCGTGTATATATTTGACGACGCGTATCCATGTATACCACCATAAAAGGCGAATGTAAAATCGTTTGTTAGGTTTGAAAACACTATATCATTGGTATATGTATTATATGACGCGGCATCGACTATATCTGATACTTGTACGACATTACTCGCGAGTTCATCACCGTCATAGTTTCCATTTGGTATACTTATAGTTTCAACATAAGACGCCGTGTTAATCGTAAATGTATTATTTCGTTCGTGTATGAGAAACTGACTGTTGTGAATTCGAGCTGATGTGAGTGTTATCTTAGACACGTCATAAATAGGGTTCTTAAGGTGTACCACGTAATCACCTGGATCTGGGTACAATATAGGGTCTCTATCACCACTATCTATATCTAAGGTATGGACCTTCATTAAAATACATGGACAATATTTTAATGAGTGTTTTAATCTATAATTTGATGTTTTTAGCACAAATGGTGTGAGTATGGGTTATTCAATAGTTGACGTTTTGCGACACTGAGACTCGCCTGAGAAGCTTGTGGGTTTTGGTTACCCTTGTATGTATTGAGGTCGTGATACGACGTGTTCGTGTATTGTTGCGTCCATCCGGCACCCATTGGGTTCACACGACCATCAACGCGAGTTGTGTCCGACCGCGCAGACGTAAGCATACCACCTTGGTTGAGTGCATTCGCTCGAACATTCATACGACCTGGGTTCGAAGCGCGGTTAGCTTTACCACGACGTTCATCTGGCCTGAAACCATATTTCTGGAGTTCTTCCGTGGTGTACGCCCCACGTTGTCCGATAGAAACCTCTGGCGATTCGAGATATCCGTGTGCATAACTGTGAATACCGGGCTGTGGTTGGTTTCTGTATTGATATTGTTCAATATTCCCATCCTTCTTATTTCTAGTTGGGTCTTGAGACACCGTATTCGCGGAAATGAATCTCTTCGCGGGCGCCACACCCAGTGTGTCAGTTCTGAGACCAGTTTCGGCACGGTTGGTCGTGCGCTTTGTTCGTTCGTGTTCACCACGCGGAGTTCTACCAGAAAATCCTTGCGAACGCCCGAGCGTCATTGGAAGCCGCTCTGGGAGATACGCTGTTTTCTCTGGGCGGTTGTGTGCGACCTTACCCACTATACCACGACGACCACCTTTCGTGTCCTGCGCTGGACCCGATCTACCTGGGAGTGTCGTGAGCTTGTAGGCACCGACATTCTCTGGGTTCACACGCAACAACTGTTGGAAACCACCATACGATGAAACGGATGGGTCCACACCCAAACCTGGACCAACGAGGCGCTTCTCGACGGGAGATACGTTATTCATTCGGTTATAGTCATTCATTCGGTTTCGCATCTCAAGAACTTCTGCGCCACTCGTTCGCATTTGAGGTGCGATATCACCGAAATTGGATGCAACCGCCTTATCGATTTGTAAATTTTCAATAGGTCGTTCCTTCACAAGCTCGACTTTTGGTGACACAGGTAATTCCATGGCTTGGCGGTCTGGGGAGTACATCTCTGTCTGTGGCTGACTCAATTTTCGCCCGGCGTATACAAGACCTGCTATAGCTGCGACAGATATGGGATCGGCCATTCTTATTTCTTATTGATATTTTTATTTAAGTATCTTTGGTTAAACATTCCATTTTGTACTTCGGAACGCGTACTCAATGGTTCATATGAAATGGTTCTAAGAGGCAATTTACACTCCATGTTTTGAAGGGGGAACAAGTTTTGTTCGTACGTTTTCGCGAGAACTTTGTTGAACCGAGAGGTTGATTGCGGTCGGAGTTGATCGCTCGTTTCGATGTATTCTGATGGAGCACCCTTACCCGCCATGAATGGCGCCGTACCATACAACATAGTGTTTGGTCTTTGCGAACCATAGTTGAGAGTACTGGGCTGGGGATACACGAATACTTCTTCTGTCGCACAGTTCACTGGAACGGCTGGGTTCTGGACTAACTTAAGACCTGGCTGCAATTGGTAAGCCATTTTACTATTACAAAAGATTTATTTACCGCCTATCACCATTTGGTTGAAGACCCGCGAAAGCTTCGAGTTGGGTGCCACGTGCATTTGGGTTACATACACTACCATCGGATTTACACATGGGGGCACCCTTCTTTCCATAAAGCCACTCCGCGAATCCAGTTTGGTCTCCCCCGACCGTAGATACGGGAGCGGTCACGAACTGTCTCGATAACGCGTTTTGTTGGTACTTAGGAAGCGCGGAACGGGATCTCGCTGGTCCAAATGGTGTTTCTCCGACGACGAACGCATCAGCATCGGCGCGAACACTCGGATAAGAACACGCTTGATTGCGATTTGGGTCGTCTCCTATCAATACATTCGCCATTGGGTTGTCACGGGATGGGCGCTGACACGCATCCCCGATATTCTCATAATATTCAACGCCTCTTGGTACACCTTCCTTAACCATACCAGATCTTTCCATTACATAAAGAACACCTAATGCAGTCGCGGCAAGAACGAATATGCGGACGTCGCGCTTAATGAGATAGTGCACGGACGCCGCATATATTATGAATCTCGAACCAGCGTTCACGCGGTCTGCTGAGGATTGAACATTTGTGGGCCAAAATTCGAGAACCTTCTTATCATCAACGAGTTGTTTTGGGTCTTGAAACCAAGAGCTCATTTAATATATATTAGTTTTATTTTTTCAACATACCACCTAGCATACCCTGCATAGTTTCCATGAGAGCGGCTTCATCGATTCCGCCACCATCACCCTCCAGCTTATCGGCACATTCCTTGGCGACCTTTTCAATCATAGAAAGTGTGTCTGCTGGGATAGAACTTATGGTAGTTCCGAGCATGTATAGCGTTTGCACGTATTGCCAAATGGCGTCCTTAGTTTTGGTGGAGACCGAGGCCCACTTTTCTTCGAGTTTCACATCCTTCAAAAACTCGAGGTTCTTCGCTTCAGTGAGGAAAAACGTATCATCCTTGGCCGAAATCTTGTCCGCAAACGGCGTAACACTGGTCATGAATCCATCGATGACGAGACGTGGATTAGACGTTCGCATGATTTCAAAGCCGGACATACACTTCTTGATACCCTTTTCTTCTGGAAACGTCTTGTGAAGTTCCGCAAGAAATTGGCCCATCATATCATTGAAAGCAGTCACAGACGTCATGTTTACTGTGATAGATAACACCGTTATCTTTAAGCAAATGGTTCAGTAGATATGGTTTCTTTACCCCCTATTCCGTTAGATACAATAAAAAATACGAGAATCGCGTTTAAGAATGCTGGTTTAGAATAAGCACTCGTTGGAAGTTTACCTTCGTTGTTAAGCTTCGCTTTCGCGTGAATGTACCCCGCGGTAATGATACCGGCGATGATCGCCGCCCAAGCTGGATCTCTGAGATAGTCTTCAAACTCCATTTAACTATAACCAACTTTTTTTACGGGCGCATCCGATGCGTCTGGGAATAACACGGGTTCTTCGTCTTCGTCTTCGACTTGTTCCTCCATCATTTCTTGTGGTGCACCACCAGCCGTGTTTACCGTTTTAAACTCGTTGTCGAATGGGGACGATTCTTGTTCTGGGGGCTGTGTGTCTTCCATGGGCTCAGCCATGGGCTCAGCCATGGGGTCAGCCATGGGCTCGGCCTCTTCGGGTTGTGGTTCCGATGGATATTCGTCAACAAATTCGGGGTCTTCGGTATCCTCATCGCCCTCTCCACCCACGTCGATATCTTCATTTTCGTTGTTCATGTAGGTTTGAAGAATTTGTTGAACTGGGATGAGTTCTCGCACAGACGCTTCGATCACCACCGAGAATCGGTCAAACAATTTATCGTTTCTCGCGTGTTCGTTCTGACTTTCACTGAAAATGTATGGATCTTTATACAAGTCCTTAGCTACGTTATTGTAACACGTTTGAATGAATACTTCATTGGATGGCAATTTCAATGATATCTTCTTATTGTCTTTACCGAGACGCACCGAAGACAGGATTTTTACACAACTCACGAATACCGCGGCGAGTAAGTCGTTAAACCACGCACACCTGTTCGCGATGTTATCCGTGTGCTGTTTCGACATGGCGTCGGACCAATTGGGTACTTCCTTCAAAAGTTTTTGGTACATAATGAGTACCTTTCGACCCTTGGACATAGTGTACGATTCTTCATATAATTTGTCGAACGTCTCGATCATAACTGGACACATCAAATGGCACAATTGCCCAATGTACTCGCGTTTCGCTTCCGTGAGCACACTCAAGTTATCCATTTATGATAGAGTGAAATTTTTTTACTAGCCTTTTCCCGCATTCCCCCTGTATTTATTTGCAACCTTTTTCAAATTAACGAAGGATGGAAAGTCCCCAAATTCTTCCACGGGTTCCTCTCTGTGTTTCGTCTTCTTTTTCTTTGACCATGTAATGTATATTTCGTGGTCGCCCACAAACTTGGTATGAAACCCACCTAGATCGAGCTGGCGTTTTATGTAATGTGCCGCCTTAAGTCTATCGAACGCCGGATACCCCACGACAAAAGATGGAATCATGATGAATAAATGTTTATTTCCGAATTCAACGGTTTGTCGTATTTTTTTAGATATCTGTTCGTATATTTTGATGTAGGTTTCTTTGCGTAATTTGTTACGCTTGTCAGTTATTTTATTTATTTCATCCACACTGATCATTAAGTTATACGAATTAATTATTTTCTAGGATATTTGGGCGACCGTACATCTCCTCGGCCGTTGGGACCTTCTTCTCTACGAGTGACGTGTTCTTTACGTAGTGTAATTCATGTTGCCTGACTTCGTCGTACTTTTGGAATTCTTTGATATCGAGGTCTGTCGTGAACATCTTTGTGTCGGTTGGCTTTTCGGTGTCTAGAGGTTGTGTGCGAAGCGAAATCACGACGATGACTGGGTTCGATTGACTCACGTCTTTCATGTATTTCGCGATGATGAGCTTTGTCGCGTCAACTTTACCGGTTTCTTCGTCGACAAATTCGATTGGAACGTCTATGAGTGCCTTGTCGACATCACTCTGAGAAATACCCATTGTGCGAAGAGTGGCTTGCATGTTGATATCGTTCCAATTGACGCGGTCTGGGTCGTTCATGATCCGGACGTCCGAGGACACCGCGAATGCGTATGGGAAACCACCGTGTTTCAATACCATGAATCGACACCTATACACTTCATCACCCGTCTTCTCGTGTTTGTATTTGCGTACTTCGTTTGTGTCTATGATATATGTGCAAAGTCCGGTCATCTCTTGGATGCGCTTATTCACGGAGAGTACGATTTTTTCCATCACCGTGTTTGAAACTTTCGCGTTTTCGAGACGCTTATATTGTGTGAGGTCTAAAACACCTTCATCTATGTCCGACGTCGTCTCCTTCGTCTTGAACATCTCCGTCCTGGACATGAGATAGAGAATAAGGAGGATGAGCAAAACCAACAGAAGTGTGTTCATTACTATATCTCACAAAAATTTTGAGAATAAAAAAATTATTTTTTTCTACACTTTCTTCTTTGAAAAGTTTCTGAAAAAATAAAAAAAGTTTTTTGTGTTTTTAAAAATGAAAAAACATGGTGTTGCTTCACAAATAATTTAAAGTATTAGAGGAAGTATACACATATCATGAGCGAAGAAGACACACTCGAGTGTTTAGAATATGCGATCGAATCACGGATTAAAACCGTCAAGAAACCAAAAGATGTCTTTGACGCAAAAGCCTTGGTAGCACTTTATGACCGACTTCCTAAGACAAAACAAAAATATCACGATGACCTCATAAAAAAAGCGACACAAATCGTAGAGGGTCTCGATGAAGTGATGCGTGTATTCGTGGCCGAGGTGTTACGCGAAGAATGTTACATCGCTCCGATCGAATGTGACAACGATGTAATATGCAATTACTGTGATATAGCGCGCGATGAAATGTGTACCGATGAATGTACATGTGATGTAGAACGCCTTGAAGTATTTGCAGACGCCATAGGTGCTCACATATAGGTCTTCTTTACCCAGTTTCTATCGGACTTGAAAATTTTAGAGAGTTTTGGATCTGTACGTTTAAACGACGAAACAAACCGAGCGGTGGTTCACCCACACGAATGACTTTTCCAAGTGCACGGTGTCGAGCGAGTTCAGTAAGCTTACCGTTTGACCTGATGGGTATTTTCATTGTATCGTGTATTGAGAATATTATATAAACTGCGCCCTTTTAGAGACAAATTTTTGCGTGTGTATTTTAAATGTCCTTGTTGATATACAGCCCAAGGTGCAGCCACAGTATAGACCTGATTGACTACATCAAGCGACAACCACAACTCGCACAGCTCGTGGGTTATCATAACGTTAATGTGAAAGGTATTCCACCACAGTACGCACACAAAATTACCCGTGTACCAACCATGCTCACGAAGAATGGTAAATTTCTCGTTGGGAATGAAATCAAAAATTGGTTGGAATCTTTGCTACCAAACCAAGACATAGGAACGTGTGGCTTTGGTGTGTGTTCCATGACAACCCTCGATGGCGAATCTAACTCAGACATATTCGGGCTCGATGATTATGGCCGAACACTCCAACCACCGATGACACCTGAACTCGAAGAAAAGATCAACCGTGACGTCAGTCAGTCGTACAACAACAATATAAAGAAATAATGCATCTATCAAACAGGTTCAACTATGATGAAACTCACGACCATACAGGCGAGTGCCATCAAATCCACTTTCGAGGTACTCAAGGACATACTTAATGATGTTAACATCTACTTCAAGTCAGATGGTATATATATCACTACATTAGACACG